TGAATTCCCTGCGATTTTTAACGAAAACTCCGACAACGAAAAGGCGTTGTGGCCAGACTTCTTTGATCTTGACGCTCTGCACCGGACGAAAGCGTCCATGCCGTCATATCAGTGGAACGCGCAGTACCAGCAGCAGCCCACCAGCGAGGAAGGTGCGCTCATAAAACGTGAATGGTGGAAGCAGTGGGAAGAAGAAGACCCACCGGAGGTTGATTTTGTCATCATGACCCTTGACGCGGCGGCAGAAATGAACAACCGCGCCGACTTTACAGCACTCTTGACGTGGGGGGTGTTCACGGATGCCCGTCGCACGGAGGGTAAGGCCAATATTATCTTGCTGAACTCCATAAACAGGCGTGTGGAGTTTCCAGAGTTAAAGGACTTGGCTCTGCGGGAGTACAAGGAGTGGGAACCCGATGCGTTTGTGGTGGAGAAGAAGTCCAACGGCACTCCACTGTTCCAAGAATTGCGCCGGATGGGCATTCCGGTGTCGGAATTTACCCCGCACAGGGGTACAGGTGATAAAGTTGCACGGTTAAATGCTGTTGCAGATATTTTCAGATCGGGTATGGTCTGGTATCCTGCTGGTAGGCGCTGGGCGGAAGAAGTTGTGGAGCAAGTAGCCGCATTTCCCGCGTCAGACCACGATGACATGGTTGACTGCACAAGTATGGCGTTGCATCGCTTTCGTAGCGGTGGGTTCATCAGCTTAGATAGCGACCAGAAGGACGACATTTACTCCATACCCCGCAAAGCGGCGTATTACTAAGGATTGCGCATGGCCACCAACATAGACAAAGCCCTCTACCAACAGCCAGCAGGCATAGATGCACTGGCGCAAGAGGAAGAACCCATTGAAATCGAGATTGTGGACCCTGAAGCGGTGACAATTGGGATCGGAGACCTCGAAATTAGCCTTGAAATGGGTGAAAACGAAGAAGATTTTGGTGCCAATTTGGCCGAAGAAATGGATGAAGGGGCTATGGCAAGCATGGCCAGCACCCTTGTAGATGAGATAGAACAAGACAAAAACAGCCGAAAAGACTGGGAAAAAGCCTATACCGAGGGTTTGAAGCTCTTGGGCTTGAACATGGAAGAGCGCACAGAGCCGTGGAACGGTGCAAGCGGTGTGTTTCACCCCATGATTACTGAAGCTGTGGTGCGCTTCCAAGCGGAAACCATTACTGAAACGTTCCCTGCACAAGGGCCAGTACGTACCAAAATTATTGGCAAAGAGACCCCAGAGAAAAAAGAAGCTGCGATGCGTGTCGAGCAAGACATGAACTACCAGCTTACTGAGAAGATGGTGGAGTTCCGCCCAGAGCATGAGCGCATGTTGTGGTCACTGCCAGCTACGGGCTCGGCGTTTAAAAAGGTGTATTACGATCCGGGCCTTGGCCGTCAGGTGTCGATTTTCATCCCCGCCGAAGATATGCTGCTGCCATACGGCACATCGGATATCCAGACTTGCTACCGCGTGACACACATCATGCGCAAGACCAAGAACGAGATTACGAAATTGCAGTCTGCGGGTTTCTACCGTGACGTGGAGTTGGGTGAGCCGGACAAGGCGCAGAGCGACATTCAGAAAGCCAAGGACAAAGAGACTGGGTTCAGTGATTTGAACGACGAACGGTTTACGTTGCTGGAGTGCAACGTTGACTTGGACTTAAAAGGTTATGAAGACGAGGATGACGAAGGCGAGACAGGCATTGCCCTGCCATACGTAGTTACCCTTATTAGGGGTACAAACACAGTGTTGGCCATCCGCCGCAATTGGGAAGAAGATGATCCGCTTAAGTTAAAGCGTCAGCATTTTGTACACTACCAGTACATCCCCGGCTTTGGAGCTTATGGCTTTGGTTTGTTCCACCTCATTGGTGGGTTTGCCAAGTCAGCAACATCGCTCATGCGCCAGTTGATAGATGCTGGCACGTTGTCTAACTTGCCCGGCGGTCTTAAATCACGCGGCCTTCGAATCAAAGGTGACGACACGCCGATCGCTCCCGGAGAATTCCGTGACGTAGATGTGGGCTCGGGCACAATCCGCGACAACATATTGCCGTTGCCGTACAAGGAACCAAGCCAGACGCTGTACACCCTGTTGCAGAACGTGGTGGATGAAGGCCGTAGGTTTGCTGCAACAGCGGACATGAAGGTCAGTGACATGTCTGGCCAAGCCCCCGTGGGTACAACCCTTGCGTTGCTTGAGCGCCAGTTGAAGGTGATGACGGCTGTGCAGGCCCGCGTCCACTTTGCTCTGAAGCAAGAATTAAAGTTGTTGGCTGTAATCATCCGCGACTTTTCTGATGACGACTACGGTTACGAGCCTGAAGGTAACCGAGGACCACGCGCCAAATCCAGCGACTACAAACACGTTGATATTATTCCGGTAAGTGACCCCAACGCTGCGACCATGAGTCAACGTGTTGTTCAGTACCAAGCCGTGATTCAGATGGCGCAGATGGCACCGGACATCTATGACCTGCCTCAGTTGCACCGCAGGATGCTGGAAGTATTGGGTATCAAAAACCCAGACAAACTGATTCCGCTGGAAGAGGACATGAAACCTGTTGACCCAGTGACAGAAAACCAAGGCATCCTTAAGGGTAAACCCGTAAAGGCGTTTCTACACCAAGACCACAAGTCACACATTGCTGTTCACGCCGCGATGATTCATGACCCTACAATTGCAGCATTGATTGGCCAGAACCCACAGGCCCCCAAGATTGGCGCGGCGTTACAAGCGCACATTGCTGAGCACGCAGGATTTATGATGCGCCAGCAGATTGAAGCGCAGTTGGGTATGCCACTGCCTCCTGAAGATGAAAAGCTGCCACCAGAAATCGAAATTGCCCTGTCGGCCATGATGGCCCAAGCTGCGCAGCAAGTTGTTCAGCAGAACCAAGCACAGGCCGCGCAGCAGCAGGCACAGCAGCAACAGCGAGACCCTGTGGTGCAAATGCAACAAGCTGAGTTACAACTTAAACAGCAGGAAGTTCAGATCAAGCAGCAAGAGTCGCAGATGAAAATGCAACTTGAGCAAGCCAAATTGCAGATGGCCCAGCAAGAACTTCAGCTTAAGGGCCAGCAAATTACGGGCAACTTGCAGCTTGAAGCCAAGCGGGTTGATGCACAGATCAGCGATAACCAAGCCAAGCAACAGTTTGACCAAGCGCACACGGGCGCGAGGCTGGACTTGGACGTGGCTAATACCAAAACTAAAAATGCTATGCAAGCAGCACAGATTATGGAAACCGCACGTAATTTACAGAAAGGTAATACACCCACATGATCCAAGATTTCGCACGCGTATTGCGCGACAAAATACGTGCCGACATGAATAACTACGCTGATGACTTGGCCAGCGGTAGATGTCGCTCTTTTGACGAATACCAAAAACTTTGCGGGACCATTCAGGGTCTGGCTTTCGCAGAGCGTCACTTACTTGACCTTGCAGAGAAAGTAGAGCAATCTGATGAGTGAAATCGACTTGAGCCCCGGCTCTTTCGCGTTACCCGAGACTATTCAAGCTACAGATGCCCCGGCCCCCGATGCATCTATGGATGAAAAAGCTCGTCAACTGCCTGATCCAGCAGGATACAAACTGTTGTGTGCTGTGCCTGACGTTGAAGAACGATATTCAGGAACAACACTTGACCTTGTTAAACCGTCGGACGTCTTACGTCAGGAAGAGCACGCTACCACGGTGTTGTTCGTCTTGAAACACGGCCCTGATGCTTACAAGGACATTGCCAAGTTTCCTAACGGACCTTGGTGCCAACCCGGAGATTTCATCTTGGTCCGTACCTATTCTGGTACACGAGTGAAGATTTATGGGAAGGAATTCCGTCTCATCAACGACGACCAAGTTGATGCTGTTGTGCAAGACCCCCGTGGGATAACCCGCGCTTAAGGAGTAGTTATGGAAGCATTTAAATTCCCTGACGAGATTGAAGACTCTTCAAAAGTTGTGGTTTCTAACGAAGACACAAACACTGAAGTTGAAATTGAAATAGTTGATGACACCCCCGTCCAAGATAGAAACCGCAAAGCTCTGGACAGGGAGGTATCCGATCCATCAGACGAGGAGATGGATAACTACACAGATAACGTTAAAAAACGTATCAAAGAACTGACACATGCGCGACACGATGAGCGGCGTATCAAAGAAGCTACGTTGCGTGAAAAGGAAGAGTTAGAACGGCTTACCCGGCAGTTGATTCGAGAAAACAACAACTTGAAACAACACGTGAGCACTGGAGAACAAGCCTTTGCCAGTACTATCAAAACCGCCACAATTGCTGAGCTTACAGAAGCTAAACGCA